GTGACGACGCGCGCCGCTCAGACGGCCGGCCAGTTCCAGTCGCGACAGCAGGCGGTCGGCGCGACGCTCATCGCGCGCGCGTTCCGGCAGCTCAAGAGCGACATCGAGACGGGCTACGTCAAGATCGGGACGCCGCTGGTCCGCGAGAAGGCGCTCGCCGAGTCGTCGCTGATCGAGTTCGTCCGCCTGATGTGGGCCGAGCTCGAGCCGAAGAAGCCGTTCGTCGAGGGCTGGGCGGTCCGCGCGATCGCGGAGCATCTCGAGGCCGTGAGCAGCGGGCAGATCCTTAACCTCCTGGTTAACGTTCCTCCAGGCTGTACGAAGAGCCTGCTGACGAACGTCTTCTGGCCCGCGTGGGAGTGGGGCCCGCGGAACCGTCCCGACCTTCGCGTCCTCTCCGCGAGCTACATCGACAAGCTCGCCGTGCGCGACAACATCTCGATGCGCCGGCTCGTCACGTCGGACCGATACCGCCAGCTCTGGGGCGACCGCTTCGAGCTCTCGGAGGACCAGAACAACACGAAGAAGTTCTCGAACGATCACACCGGATGGAAGGCGGCGACCCACGTCTCCGGCGCCACCGGCGAGCGCGGCGACCGACTCGTGATCGACGATCCCCACAACGTCCAGGAGGCGGAGTCGGACGCGAAGCGCGGCGCGGCGCGGACGTGGTTCACCGAGACGGCCCCGACCCGAGTCAACGACGCCCGAAGCGCGATCGTCGTCATCATGCAGCGGATCCACCAGGACGACATCTCCGGGCTGATCCTCGAGAAGGAGCTCGGTTTCGAGCACCTCTGCCTCCCGATGCGCTACGAGGAGGACCGCCCGAAGACCACGACCGTGATCGGCTTCTCCGACCCGCGGACGAAAGAGGGCGAGCTGCTCTGGCCGGAGAGGTTCCCGCCGGACGAGGTCGTCGCGAAGGAGCGCTGGCTGTCGTCGATCGGAGGCGAGTACGCGGTCGCCGGCCAGTTCCAGCAGCGGCCGGTGCCGCGCGGCGGTGGGATGTTCAAGCAGGGAGCGGTGACCTTCGTCGACGTCGCCCCACGCGGCGGTCTTCGCGCGCGCGGCTGGGACCTCGCCGCGTCGAGGGACAAGGGCGCGGCGTTCACGGTCGGCGTCAAGCTGGCGCTGGTCGCGGGGAAGGTCTACGTCGAGGACGTCGTCCGAGGGCAGTGGGGGCCGCACGAGGTCGAGCAGAACATCCTCGCGACCGCGCGGAAGGACGGGCACGGCGTCGTCCAGTCGCTCCCTCAGGACCCAGGGCAGTCGGGCGTCTCCCAGCGCGAGGCGCTCGCGGCGCTGCTCGGCGGCTTCAACTGCTACTTCAGCCCGGAGACCGGGTCGAAGGAGGACCGCGCGATCCCCTTCGCGGCCCAGTGGAACGCCGGGAACGTCGTCGTCGTCCAGGCTCCATGGAACGACGCCTACCTGAGCGAGGCGTGCGCCTTCCCGACAGCGAACTGGAAGGACCAGGTCGACGCCTCGAGCCGCGCCTATGCTAAGGTGCTGATGCTGATCGCGGCGGCGCCTAGCGTCGGCGTCCCCATCATCGTTCGGTAGGTCGCGGAAACGATCGGAGCTGGTGGCGAAGAGCCGGGCTCGTCGAGCAGCCCCACCGTCGAAGGCGCGACGTCCGGCGTCGCGCGCGTCTCCTCTCGCGAAGGCGATCCCGGCTCGGCAGATGGCGGCCTCGGCCGTCAGCGGCGCGCGACCCTCGGCCGACGGCGACGGCATCCTCGAGTTCCGGCAGAACGTCCGGGTAGCTCCGCGACAGACGGCAGGCGTCAGCGGGACCGCGGTCTACGGCGGCTTCATCCTCAGCCGCGAGCAGGACCCGTCGCTCTTCGGCCGGACCAAGTACAAGACCTTCAGCGACATCCTCGCGAACAACGCGCTCGTCGCCCTCGGCGTCCGCTACACGCTCGACCTCGTCTCGAAGCCGACCTGGCGCGTCGAGCCGAAGGATGACTCCTCGAAGGCCAAGGACGCGGCCGACTTCGTCGAGAGCGTCCTCGACGACCTCGCGACGCCGCTCAACCGCATCGTGCGCCGCATGGCGATGTACCGCTTCCATGGCTTCTGCGTCCACGAGTGGACCGCGAAGCTCCGCGACGACGGGAAGATCGGGCTGCTCGACATCGAGGTCCGTCCGCAGGTCACGATCGAGCGGTGGGACGTCGACGCGTTCGGGACGGTGCACGGCATCATCCAGCGCTCGCCGCAGGACGGGTCGGTTCACTACCTCCCGTCCGGCAAGTGCGTCCACATCGTCGACGACTCCGAATCGGACTCGCCCGAGGGGCTCGGCATCTTCCGCCACTGCGTCGAGTCGGCTCGCCGCATCGCGATCTACCGGCGGCTCGAGGGCTCGGGATACGAGAAGGACCTCCGCGGCATCCCGGTCGCCTCGGTCCCGCTCGCCGAGCTCAACACGCTCAAGGACACGGCGCCAGAGCAGGCGGTCGACTCGCTCAAATCGCTCGAGATCATCCGCGAGTTCATGACGAACCACGTCCGCGCGAAGGAGAGCGCCGGCGAGGGGATCATGCTCGACTCGGCGACCTACCGCGAGCTCGGCGGAAACCAGGCGCCTTCCCAGGTCCGCAAGTGGGCGATGGACCTCCTGTCTGGTGGCGCGACGTCGCTCGATGCGATCCAGAAGTCGATCGAGCGCGAGGCGCTCTGGATCGCGGCGCTCTTCGGCGTCGAGCACATGCTCATCGGCGGGTCGAACCGCGGCTCGCAGGCCCTCTCGCGCGACAAGTCCACCACGTTCGCGATCACCTGCGACGCCGTGCTCTGGGAGCTCGTCCACGCCTTCGAGAAGCAGATCATCGAGCCGCTCTGGGCGCTGAACGGCTTCGACGACGACCTCAAGCCGACGCTCGCCGTCGAGAAGATCCAGTGGCGCGACGTCGAGCAGATCACGGGCGCGCTCCTCCAGCTCGCGCAGGCGGGCGCGCTCCTCACGCCGGACGACCCGCGCGTCGGACAGGTCATGGACCTCCTCGGTCTCTCGTCGCCGGACATGAGGGACGACTACGTCGACGCGATGATCCGCCGCCCGCGCATCCCGCCCACGGCCCCCGTCGCTCCGGCGCCCGTCGGAGGAGCGGCGCCGTCCGCGAACGGCACGGCTGCCGGCGTGACGCCGAAGACGCCGAAGACGCCGAAGCAGGCACCGGAGGGCGAAGCTGCGGTCGCAAAGTTCGATGACTCGGAGCCTCGAAACGATCATGGCGAATGGACTTCTGGCGGTGATTCGTCGCTCGTCAGCGGCGGGCCGGGCCGGCGAGGTCCTGGAACGAAGGAAAAGGCTGCGTCCGTATCGGCCTCGATTCAGAACGCAGCCAAAGAACTCAAGGCCGGTAACAAAGACTCGGCAAGACAGCACATCTACGACGCCGAGGAAGGACTGAAAGACCTTGTCGACAGAGCAGGGTTCACCGATAGCGACTTCGACCGAGCCAAGGACGCGATCAACCGTCTCAAGGCGATGCACGGGGATATGTAGGCCACCAGAGAAGATGTAGCAGCAAGGTCGCGGAAACGACAAGGGGAGATGCCGAACGCCTGGTACGAGAGCGGCCGCACCGCGGTCCTTAAGGGGCTCGACGCGAACGGGACCGCGATCTCGCTCAGCGCCGACACGATCAAAGGCGTCCTCATCGACTTCCAGGGCAAGGTGTCCGGGAGCCCGGTGCCATACGGCAAGGCGGTCACGAACGCGACGAACGCGACGCCGATCGTCGTCACGGCGACGTCCCACGGCTACTCGAACGGCGACATCGTGCTCATCGCCGGCGTCCTCGGGAACACGGCCGCGAACGGCGTGTTCAAGATCAAGAACGTCGCGGCGAACACCTTCGAGCTGACCAACCCCGACGACGACACCAACATCGCCGGGACGGGCGCCTACACGAGCGGCGGGAACTCGGTCGACCTCTCGACCCACGTCTTCCTCTCGGACATCGACGCCTCCTGCCGTTCCGTCTCCGCCGCGCTCTCTTCGAAGACCTTCAACGTGCCGCGCGGCGGCGTGCTCGACGCGGCCGACCTCGTCCTCCCCTCGGTCCCCGCCCTGACGGACGCCTCCGCGGCCGAGGCGATCGTGCTCTACAAGGACATCTCCGGCAACGCGGCGATCTCGCCGCTGCTCGCGATCATCACCGACGCGACCGGGCTCCCGATCACACCGAACGGGGCCAACGAGACGGTCGTCTGGGACGGCGGTCGCCTCCGCATCCTGATGATCTGAGGGGACGATGCCTCCGACCGCAGTCATCACGCGCCCGACGATCCTCGTCGGAGGGATCCCGACGGCGAACCCCTACGTCTTCGCCGGGCTCACGGTCAACCAGTTCTCGGCGTTCGACTCGACGCCCGGAGCTGGCGCGAACGACATCGTCTGGTGCGACTGGGACTGGGGCGACGGGACGACGACCTTCGGCCTCCACGCCGACAAGACCTTCGCGAATCCAGGCACCTACCCGATCAAGCTGACGGTCCACAACGACCTCGGCGCGACGGCGCAGGTGACGATCAACTACCCGGTCGTCCAGTTCGTCGGCGCGGTCTACTACGTCGCGGCGCCAGGGAGCGGCGGGAACGACGCGAACTCGGGCCTCTCGCCGGCGGCTCCGCTCGCGACGCTTCACGCCGCGATCCAGAAGGTCGCTCCCTCGCTCGGTCTTCCCTACAGGATCCTCGCGAACCGCGGCGACTCGTTCTCGTGGGATCCTGCCGCGAGCGGAGGAGCCGACCAGCCACGAGGCCCATGCTTCTTCGACGCCTACGGGTCCGGCAACCTGCCGGTCGTGACGCTCGCGAGCCAGATCGACTACGAGATCGCGAACACCTGGGGACGTTCGATCCAGATCAGGAACTGGAAGCTCCAGTTCGCCACGAGGCAGGATCAGACGAAGGCGATCCAACTCTGGTCGGATGGCAGCTCGATCGTCGACTCGATCATCGACAAGGTCCCGGTCGTCACGTCCGGATCGTTCGTCACCGACTTCGCGATGACGGGCACGACCCAGAGCAATTCCAACTACGCCGGCTTCTACTCCTCCGCGGGCTGGACGACCTCGCGCGGCAACATCTTCTTCGGCAACGGAGCGAGCGCGGTCTTCCATCACCAGTCCTATTTCAGCGCGTTCGCCTACGCCCAGATCCGTAACAACGAGTATTACCTCGGCGGCGGCGTCGCGAGCTTCGGCCAGAAGACCAGCGGGACGAGCAAAGCGTACATCTCGGACAACTACCTCCACGACCTCGCTTCCGGGTTCGACGCGGGCGCGAACGACGACAACACCCAGGGCCAGGACGTCATCTACGAGCGCAACCGCGTCAAGCACTGCGACATCACGGTGACGGACGGCAGCGGCACGAGCGGGATGTTCGGGATCTACCTCAACAAGGGCAGCCGGATCCGGATCCTCAACAACACGTTCGCGTTCTGCAAGCAGGCCGGGATCACGATCAGCGGATACACGTCGCTCGGCGACGGGCTCGGGACGGACGACGTCCGCGTCTACTTCAACACCTTCTACGCGAACAACGGCAACGACTTCCAGATCAACTACGACTTCCACGACCCGCAGTTCATCTCCAACGTGAAGTTCAAGGGGAACGCGATCCATCGGACGGTCGCGTGCGACCCAGCGAACGACAAGGCGTTCGTCTACACCTACGGCACGGCGCACGACGCGAACGCCGCGCTCGAGAGCGACGGCAACTTCTTCTGGTCGTCGGCTGGCGACGTCGGGACGACGAACGCCTTCGCCCAGAACGGGACCTTCCGGACCTACCGGACGTGGCAGTCGAGCGCGGGCCACGACGGGAACTCGAACGGCGGGAACCACCTCGACCTCGTCAACCCCGGCCTGCGAGATCCGGCCAGCGACGACTTCACGCTGCTCGACGGCGCGGCCGCGATCGACGTAGGGCCGGCGCTCGCGGCGGCCTACAGCGACTTCGTCAGGACGCTCCGCCCTCAGGGAGGCGGCTACGACGTCGGGGCCTACGAGTACATCGGGCAGAACATCTTCCCGACGAGCATCGACCGACCCACGATCCTGGTGTAGAAGAAGCCGCCGATGAGCAGCCTGATCGTCGGGTCGAACTCCTACGCGAGCGTCGCGGACGCAGACGCCTTTCTCGCGACGTCGGTCCGGGCCGCCTCCCTCTGGGCCGCGATCTCGACGGCGACGAAGGAGGCGGCGCTCGTCTCGTTCTTCCGCATGCTCGAGAACCAGACGTGGGCCGGAACGCCCAGCGCGCTCGCCGTTCTCGCGACCGCTGCGCTCAACGCGGGCGGAGCGTCCTACGCCGCGGGACAGATCCTCACGGTCTCCGGCGGCACGGTCACTGCGGGGCGAGAGGCGAAGATCCGCGTCCTCACCGTCAGCAGCGGAGCGGTCGCGACGTTCGAGATCGCCGACGTCGGGGACTACATGACGGCTCCGACGAGCCCAGTCTCGGTCTCGAGCTCGCCCGGCTCCGGAGCGACGTTCAACGTGACGTTCGGCGTCCAGGCGACCGCGTGGCCGCGCGCGAACGTCACGGACCGCTACGGCGTGGAGGTCTCCTCGACGGCCTTCCCGGCCCAGATCGTCCAGGCGAACATCCAGGGGGCCTTCGAGCTCTCGCAGGACCCTTCGATCGAGACGAAGAAGAACGAGGACTCGAACATCTCGGCGCTGAAGGCCGGATCGGTCGGCATCAACTACTTCGCGCCACAGCTCGCTCAGGGCCGCTTCCCGTCGGTCGTCCAGGAGCTCGTCGCCCAGTTCCTCGCGGGCGCGGCCAACGGCGTGACGGCGTCGGCGGACGGCTTCTCGAGCTGCTCGGACTTCTCGCCGGAGCGGTACCAGTTCACCGAGGGGCTCCCGTGAACGCGATGATCGTGATCCTCGGCGTCGCAGCCCTGGTCGGCATCGTCGTCACGACGGACGAGTAGGAGACGGTCGCATGAGGATGACCAGACGAGAGCTTCTGCGCCTCGCGATCGCGTCGGTCGCGGCCGCCGTAGTCGCGAAGCTCCCACGCCAGAAGAAGGCGTTCCGCCTCGAGGACCTCATCGAGTCGGGGCCTATCAAGATGACGTTGGTCAACTCGGACGAGGACGTCGCGGCCTATCTCCAGCAGAAGGCGATCGTCGACCGCGAGGTGGGGTTCGTCGGGAACTACTTCCGCGCGTCGGACGTCCACGTCAATCAGTGTCTCACCGACGTCTCGATCTCATGGAGCGTGGACGAGAAGGACACGATCTTCGTCGCGAGCCACGTCCTCCCTAAGCCGAACTCGAATTGGTTCCGGTTCTGGCGCGCGCACGGAGCCGCGTGATGGCCTTCCATGACGATCCGATGCTCCATCTCGGAAACTTTGGAGACCACGGGCCGCGCAAGTGCCCGACCTGCGACGGGACCGGCCGGATCGCGCCGGTCGGCCCGCCCGACGGCGAGATCGCGCCTCGCTGCCCGGGCGACCCGAACGGAGTCCACTCGTTCGTCACGGACACGGCCGGGCTCCGTTGCCAGAACTTCCCATGCGGATGGAGACCGACGACGATCTGGTCCTACCCGACGAGTGCGGGACGGCCTCCGCTGACGTTCGACCATAGGCTCTATCTGTCCTCGGCGATGGCGTACTGACGTGCCGAAGATCCTCGGCGTCGACATCTCCGGGACGATCAACCGGGCGCTCGGCTCGAAGCTCCTGCCCTGCGTGCTCCGGAAGCACGTCCCAGGAGGACGCACTCCTGGCGCGCTCACGTCCGGCACGAACCCGCTCGAGCAGAACTTCGCGTGCCGAGGCGTCGTGTCCGACTACACGGACCGCGAGGCTTCCGGAGGCAACATCAAGGTCGGAGACCGCCGGATCCTCGTCCTCGGCGATAGCATCGCGGGCGGACAGATCCCGGCCCCGAACGACGAGCTGACGATCGAGGGGACGACCTACCGTATCGTCGAGAACGGCGTGAAGCGCGATCCGGCGGCGGCGACCTACGAGTGTCAGTCGCGGAAGTGACGAAGGAGAACGACATGGGCGACCCGACGAAGGATCCGACGCCTCCCGCTCCAGTTCCGGCTCCCGCAGAACCGGAGCTGAAGGACCTCCCGGAGCCGCAGCCGGATCATGTCCCGGCGACTCCGCCGACCGCCGACCCGTCCTCATGCTTCGGACCGACCGGAGGCGTCGGTTCCGGCGACCCGTTCGGCCCGACACCGTAGGAGAAACGCATGGGCAACTGGAACATCGTCATCGAGGGCGCGGGGGTCCACGACAACGGCCCAGAGTGCGCCGGCGACGCGGACAAGCTCGCGACCGAGTTCGTCTCGAAGCTGCTCGAGGCCGGGCACGCGATCAAGACGGCTCGCTTCGAGCTGACCGGCAAGCGGTTCGAGCCAGGGTCCGAGAAGCCCCACGCCTTCGTCGCGAGCTCGCGCGACCTCCTCGAGGAGCACGACCTCGTCGACTCCGGCTACGGCGACGGCCACCGGGCGAAGCGGATCGTCCCGAGGGACGGCCCCGCGGCGTGACGCCGAACGACGAGCCCTGTACCGGCTGCGGCAACGAGTTCGGGGTCCACTTCCTGAACGACTCCGGACAACCGCGATGCGCGCGCCGCCTCGGGGCGTACGGGCCGCCGATCACCACGGTCTGTCGCTGCACGAGACCGTCTTCGACTTGGAAGCTCGCGCGCGCTACAGTTCCACCGGCTCCAACGAACGCGGGGGTAGCTCAACTACGAGAGCGCCCGGCTCCCTTGGTCTCGCAAGAGTCCAAGGTCGGCCAGGAGGTTGAGGGTGTGAATCCTTCCTCCCGCGCCATCTCAAGCCCGTAGGTCGCAGAAGCAGCGAACGCCGTATGGCGCTCCAGTTATCCGTGGCGGTCCGCAACGCCCGGCTCGACGCGACCGAGACCCAGATCGGGACCTCCCCGGTCATGCTGCTCCGGACCGGGGCGCCTCCCGCCGACTGCGCGACGGCCAACTCCGGGACCGTTTGCGCCACGTTGAACCTCCCGTCCGACTGGATGGCGAGCGCGTCGGGCGGAACGAAGGCGAAGAGCGGGACGTGGCAGGACGTCGCCGCTGACGCGGCCGGGACGATCGGCCACTACCGGATCTACGACTCCACCGTGACGACCTGCCACGAGCAGGGCACCGTCACGATCACGGGCGGCGGCGGCGATCTCACGCTCGACAACAACGTCGTCGCGATCAACCAGGCGATCACGATCACCGGGTACACGTTGACCGACGCCAACGCCTAGGAGCTGACGATGGACAAGCCCACGCGCATCGCCCTCATCAAGATCCACGTCTCCAACCTCGGCGACTACTCGAGAGCGGACGAGATCGAGCTGCTCGGCGAGATCGGCGACTTCGTCGAGAGCCGCATCGCGACGGCGAAGGCGCGCCTCGGGGAGGCGGCCCTATCGCGAACGGAGCAGGTCGAGCTCGGGAAGCAGCGGAGGAAGTCCGCGACCGAGCCTCCGAAGGCTGACTGACCTTGCCCGACTCGACCATCAACGGGCTGACCGCCGCAACCTCGATGCTCGCGGCCGACGAGATGGAGGTGAACGAGGGCGGCGGCGGCGGTACGTCGAAGAAGGTCACGGGCACCCAGATCCGATCGTTCGCGCGCGATCCGACGGTGCCGACGGTCGTCTCGGTTGGAGCGGAGTTCTCGAGCACGGGCACGCCAACGGCGACGCTGCCAGGAACTCACGCGACCGACGACATCATCCTGCTCCTGATGCAGTCGTCGAACGATTCCGTCATCCCTGCGCCGACCGGGTACAAGCAGATCGGGCCGCAGAACGGGATCGGGGCGGCTGCGGCCGCGGGTTCGACGAAGGGCGCGATCTTCTGGAAGCGGGATAACGGCAGCGAGTCCGCGCCGACGCTCACGGATCTCGGCGACCACACCTACGGCGTCATGATCGCGATCCGCGGATGCAGGAACTTCGGCGACCCGTTCCATTTCGGTGGGAACTCGTGGAAGTTCACCGCCTCGACCTCCGCTACCGGACCGAAGTCGGTCACCTACGTCGACAACATGCTCGTGCTCGACGTCTTCTTCCAGGGCGTCGACAACGCGAGCGGACAGCTCTCCGGATCCGCGACGAACGCCGGGCTCGCGAACCTCGCGACCCAGTTCAACGACGGCACGGCGGACGGCACGGGCGGCGGGATCACGGTCATCTCGGGAACGAATACGCTCGCCGGATCGGTCGTTGCGACGACGCTGACGTGGTCCAACTCGACGGTCGACCTCTGCTGCCGCATCCATTTCATCCCTGCCGACGCGACGAGCGCCGACATCGGCGCGCGCGGCGTCGACGTCCAGATGTTCATCGGCTCACCGGCCGACCTCGACGACGCATGGATCAAGCCGACCGGGGCGAAGCGCGTCTTCGCTCAGATCTGCGACGGAGGAGGCGGTGGATCGAGTGGAGACACGACCGGCACGGCCGAAGGTGGCGGTGGCGGTGGCGGTGGCGGCTACGACGAGGCGTGGTACAACGCCGACGACCTCCCGTCGACTGCGGCTGGAGTTACTGTTCACGCCGGCAAGGGCGGAGCTGCGACGACCGGGCTCAATCAGGCCGGGAATCCCGGTGTCATCAGCCAGTTCGACAAGGGCGGCAGCACGCCTCTCACGTCTCTGCGTCGCGTCGCTGGTACTGCGGCAACGGCTGCGGCGACTCTCGATGCCGGCGACGGCGGATGCGGCAGTGGGCGCGGCGGTGCGTCGGTTGCCGTCCAGACAACTCGACACGATCTCTCTGCGGCGACACTTCCGATCGGCTACGGAGGTATCGGTGGCGCCGGTGGGAGCGGCACGCTTGCTCCAGTCGGAGGATCTCCAAGCGAGTGGGGTGGCGGTGGAGGAGAATCAGGAGGCGACACCGACGCCGCGATCACGTCTGTCACCAACGGCTACTCGATGCGCGGTGGTGGCGGCGGGGCGGGCGGTCGAACGAACGGCAACGTGTCGGTTGGTGGCTTCGGTGGTGGGGCCGTCGCGCCGACCGGAACCCAAGGACTCAAGGGCAACGACTCAACGATCCTTCCCTACGGCGGGTCCGGGGGGACCTGCGGGGGGAGCGGCGTGGCCGCGGGCGGCGACGGAGGCTTCCCTGGGGGCGGAGGTAGCGGCGGCGGTGGCGTCACCAACGGCAACGGCGGCGCCGGCGCCCACGGCATGGTCATGGTGACGACCTTCTTCTAACGGGGTCGCTCCATGGGCAAGAGACTTCTCCAGGACGGCGTCAGCTTCCGTCTGCTGATGGGCGGGTCGAGCAAGCGACTGCTCGACGGGATCTTCGACGGGACCCTCGCCGTCACGCTCGTGGCGGCGACGGTCTCCGCCCAAGGCGCTATCGCCGTCGCGGGCGCCGCGTCCGTCACGCTCGGCGCCTGCGTTGCTTCGGGATCGGGGACGGTTCCAATCGCCGGGACAGCCTCGATCACGCTGGGCGCGGCCACGGCGGCAGGCACCGGCACGGTCCCGGTCAACGGCGCGGCCGCGATCACGCTGGGGGCGTGCACAGCCTCTGGTGCCGGAGCCGTCGCGATCGCCGGAGCGGCGAGCATCCAGCTCGGCGCGGCGACAGCGGCCGGGACCGGGACGACCGGCGTTGCCGGCACGGCTTCGATCCAGCTCGATCCGGCGACCGCGTCTGGATCCGGCGCGGCCGCGATCGCCGGCACGCTGTCCGTTCTGCTCGGGCCGGCGACCGTCGTGGCGTCCGGCATCGGCAGCGTCCCACCGATCTCCGGGGTGCTGGCCGTGACCCTTGGCGCCGCGACCGTCGTCGCTACCGGGACGCTCTACGTCGGGCCGCCGGTCGTCGTCCATACCGCGCGCGCCAGCGTCGGGAGTGGCTCGCGCGTCGCTCACGCGATCTCCGCCGGAGGTTCGACGAGGACCCGGCCGGGAGCGGGAGCGGTGTCCATCGTTACAGTGGGCTGAGGCGCGGAGGGACAGAGACGTGGCACTCGACTCGATCGTCGTCGGATGCGACTGGGCCGTCTCGCTCGTCGTCGAGCCGACGGACGGGAAGACGGCGACCGACATCACGAACGACCTCACCTGCGACGGTCACCGCCTCGGTCTACGACTCGAGCGACGCGATCGTGACGGCCGCCGTAGCGAGCGTCTCGAGTCCGGCGAACCGGACGATCTCGGTCTCGATCGCGAAGAATGTGACCGCGATCCTCTCGCCGCGCCCCTCCTGCTTCCTCGAGGTCCGCGTGACGACGAGCGGCGGTACGGTCATGCCGATCGCCGTCCGAGACCTCGTCGACGTGCGCGCCTTCGCCAGCGGCGAGCGGATCCCCGGGACGGTCTGAGATGCCCAAGCTCGAGCTGACCGTCTTCACGAGAGGTGAGGGCGCCGTGCTCGCGAAGGGCCAATGGATCGCGAGAGACAAGCTGGGAGACGCGACCGTCCTCGACTTCGTGATCGCCTGCCCGCTCTGCGCCCATCCCATGATCCTCGGCAACGACCACGCGATCAGCCGGAACGGCTGCGTGACCCCAGCGATGAAATGCTCTCGACCAGAGCCGTGCTCGTGGGCGACGCAGTCGGCGGTGCTCCACGCCTTCGAGTTCGATGGGAAGCCGCTCGGCATCACGATGGTCGGTCGCATGAAGGAGTAGCGCGTGGCCGACCTCGAGATGGACTCCGAGCAGATGACGGCGATCCTCGACTCGATCGAGCCGCTGCTGCGCGACGCGTTCCTGAAGATGATCCAGCGCGTCCGCACGAACCTCTCTCCGGACTCGATCCTGCGGATGATCGCGGAGCGGCGCTACGAGGACGCGAGCGACGCGTTCGACGCGGCCGCGACCTCGTTCTCGAACGACATCGCCAAATCGTTCGCGTTCTCGGCCGAGGAGGCCGCGACGTTCCTCTCGGGCGCGCTGAAGACCATCGTCGCCTTCGACCAGTTCAACGAGCGCGCGGTCAACCTCATGCGCCAGAACCGGCTCGAGCTCGTGAAGGCGTTCACGGACGAGCAGGTCCAGGTCGTGCGCGACGTCATCACGAACGGGATCGCGCGCGGCACCAACCCGATCGCGATGGCCCGCGAGTTCCGCGACTCGATCGGGCTGACGCCGAGGCAGGCCCAGTACGTCCAGAACTACCGCGACGCGCTCGAGAGGGTTCACGACGTCCAGTCGATGGGCCCGACGGAGGCGGAGAGGACGCGCCAGAGCGCGCTCGGCCGCGAGCTCCGAGACGGACGATCAGACCGCTCGGTCCGCAACGCGATCGCCGACGAGGCGCCGCTCCCGTCGAAACAGATCGACAGCATGGTCGAGCGCTACCGCCAGAACTTCATCGCCTACCGCGCCGAGGTGATCGCGAGGACGGAGGGCCTGCGCGCCGTGCACCAGGGCGTCGAGGAGATGTTCGCGCAGGTGCTCGACTCCGGCGACGTGCCGAGCGAGTTCGTCACGCGAATTTGGAATACAGCAGGCGACGAGAGGGTCCGCCCGGCCCATGTGTTCATGGATGGCCAGACGGTCGGCGTCGACGAGCCGTTCGTCGACGGCGACGGGAACGAGCTGGCCTACCCGGGGGATCCGAACGCGCCGCCTGAAACGACCCTGCAATGTCGTTGCGTCGTCTCGACGCGAATCTCGGTCAGGGCGATCACCTCGATGGCGACGGTCGCGGGAGTTCCAGACCAGGTCCCTACCGCGTCACCGGACGATGGCGGCTAGAGGCAGCGCGTCGATCGGGATTGTCTTCTTCTTCGCGCGCCACCGAGCCCATCGCGCGGCGGCAGCCTTCCTCGCGTTCGCGACGCGCTGGTCGCGCGAGAGCTTCGAGTTCGTGACCTTCGCTCCGATTCTTCCGCCTTTTCTTCCGAGCACGACGGCGTGGCGGTTCTTGGGAACGCGCGAACTCTTCGACATCCGAGGGACCCCTCCGGGCGTGATGCACCGCGATCGCTCGCGCATCCTACATGCGCGACCGCTTGTACATCAAACGGATCGAACCACTACCGGCTGCATTGATCTCGCGCGCGCGCGCGTGTAGGACATCGCGCGTCGGTCGCAAGAAGGGATCCGTCCCCCGTCGATGCCTGAGTCGGTCCTCAGCACGTTTTCGACGATCTGCAAGGTCGACCGCGAGCTCGGCATCGTCATCGGGTACGGGATCGTCTGCAAGGAACGCGACGCGAGCGGCGTCCTCCGGCCCTACTTCGACCACGACCGGGACGGCCCCGAGAACATCACCGAGCGCGGGATGGTCGGCGCGGCCGCGGACTTCGCCCAGTCCGAGCGCGTCATGGGCTTCATGCACGAGGACGAGCCGGCGGCCGTCGCCAAGCGCGAGATCAACCGCGGCACCGTCGTCTGGATGATGCCGATGACCGAGTCGATCGCGAAGTCGCTCGGCATGACGATCCAGCGCAGCGGCCTCATCATCGGCGTCAAGCCGTCGGACCCGTCGATCCTCGCGAAGTTCGAGAGCGGGGAGCTCAAGGGCTTCTCGATCCGCGGCGCGCGCGTCGAGGGCGACGAGCAGCCGCTCGAGGCCGATCCCAACAGCGACGACTGGCAGCGGGTCCGCTACGTCGCGGCGGGAGCCGCCTGACATGGCGAAGACCCGCAAGCGGACGGACGTCCTCAAGCTCGCCTCCATCAGCGTCGTCGACAGCCCGGCGCAGGACAACGCGGTCGCGACGATGATCGTGAAGCGCCGCCTGACGGCCGACGAGGTCGCGAAGGCGGCGGAGAAGCTCGATGCCGAGGACGCCGGCGACGGCGGCCGCGACGAGGCCAGCGAGGGCGAGGCGCCGCTCACCGAGGCCGACCAGAAGGCCCTCCACTCGCACTACGCGCAGATGGCCGCCCAGCACGCGCAGGACGCGAGCTACCACGCGGCATCCGGTCGCCTCGACCAGTCGGCCGCCTCGACCAAGCTCGCGCAGCAGGCGCACCGCAGCGCGAAGCGAGTCCTGGCGATGCCGATCGCGAAGCGCGACTTCACGCAGGACCAGCGCGACGCGGCGGCGAAGACCGGCGCGGCGATGCCAGACGGCAGCTTCCCGATCGCGAACTCGGGCGACCTCCACAACGCCATGAGGGCGATCGGTCGCGCGAACGATCCCGAGGCCGTCAAGGCGCACATCCGGTCGCGCGCCAAGGCGCTCGGGCTCGAGAGCGAACTGTCGGACGCGTTCAAGAAGAGCAACGACGCCGGCGACGGCGCAACCCACGGAGACGATGCGATGCCTCTCACGGAAGCCCAGGTGATCGAGCTCCAGAAGAAGAACGTCGAGCTCGAGAAGTCGCTCGCCCGCGCGCAGCGCCTCGCCGAGATGACCGACGCGGAGAAGGACTACGCGAAGACGCTCCTCGAGAGCGAGCGCGAGTCGTTCGTCAACGCCGAGTCGACGGCGCGCGTGGCCGCAGTCCGCAAGGCGCGCGAGGCGGACTCGGTGGTCTACACCTGCAAGGCCACGGGCAAGGAGTTCCGCAAGAGCTCGGACCCGGACGCCGTCGCGATGGCGAAGGCGCTCGACGAGAGCAACGAGCGCACGGCGAAGGCGGAGCTCGAGTCCGAGAACGTCGCATTCGCGAAGCGCGCGGCCGATCTGCCCAACCTGCCGGGCACGGTCGACGAGAAGGTGGTCCTGCTCAAGACGGTCGAGGGCCGCATGAAGCCCGACGCGAAGCAGGCCGACCGCAACGCGCAGATCCTCAAGGCCGCGTCGCAGGCGCTCGCGCCCGCGTTCCAGCGCGCCGGCACGACTGGTGGCGCCGACCTCTCGAAGGCCGGCGGCTTCGCGGTGGACAAGGTCGCCGAGCTGGCGAAGGACTACGCGAAGACCCACAGCGTCACGATCGAGGTCGCGAAGTCCCGCGTCCTGAAGACGCCGGAAGGGCAGCGGCTCTACAAGGAGTACGAGGACGAGAAGCGCGCCGCGCTCGCGTCCTGACCGCCGCCGGAGTCGGGCTCACGAACCACTGAACGGACCGGCCACGCCGGTCACAACGAAGAGAAGGACGGGAGAGAACCATGGCGACGACCTCGGGTGAGAGCGGCGTTCGGACGATCGACGTCATCGCTGGCGCGGCGGTCTCGAAGGGGCGCTACCTCGCCCGCGATTCGACCGGCCGCTACCAGCACTGCGCCGCGGGCCTCGTGCCCGACGGCGTCGCGACGGAAGCGGCGTCCGGTGCCGGCATCTCGATCGCGATGGCCATCATGAACGGCGCGATGATCCCGATGGAGTCGGGCGCCGCGATGGCGACCGACGGCGTGCTCGTGAAGAGCGACTCGACCGGGCGCGCGATCGCCTACACGGTCGGAGCCGGGATCAGCGCGGCCGGCCGACTCGCCGGGACCGCCGGCGCCGCGGGCGAGTACCCGGTCGTCCAGATCTTCAACTCCGGGTCTCCGGCCTCGACGACGGGCTGATCCTACGCCCTGCGAGAAGTCCGCGAACTGAACCAAGGAACAAGGTCGCGCACGAGAGGATCCCATGCCGGGTCTGATGCAGCCCTCGAGGAGCGACGTCCACGTCAACGCGATGCTGACGGACGTCACCGTCGCGTACATCCAGGAGGCGAAGGCGTACGTCGCCGATCGCGCCTTCGCGAACATCCCGGTCCAGCACGAGAGCAACCGGTACTTCGTCTACAGCCGCGCCGACTTCTTCCGCAACCAGGTGAAGGAGCGCGCGCCGTCGACGGAGTCCGCGGGTGGCGGGTGGAACCTCGACTCCACGCCGAGCTACTCGGCGAAGGAGTACGGGCTCCACAAGGACATCGACGACCGCGTGCGGAACAACTCCGACGCGGCGATCGACATGGACCGCGACGCGACCGAGTTCCTCGCGCAGCAGGCGCTCATCGCCCGCGAGTCGACCTGGGCCGCGGCGTTCTTCAAGACCGGCGTCTGGGGCACGGACGTCTCCGTGACGACCAAGTGGGACCAGGCGTCCTCGCACCCGGTGGTCGACGTGCGCCTCGGTAAGCGGACCATCCTCTCGAAGACCGGGAAGATGCCGAACGTCCTCATCGTGGGGCGCGACACGTTCGACGTGCTCTGCGACCACGTCGACGTCGTCGGGCGCTTCGACCGCGGCCAGACCAGCGGGATCGCGCTGGCGAACGCCCAGACCCTCGCGGCCCTCTTCGGGCTCGACGAGGTGCTGGTGATGGACTCGGTCCAGAACACGGCGAACCAGGGCGCGACCGAGGCGACGGGCTTCATCGCGACCGCGAAGAGCGCGCTCCTGATCTTCCGGGAGAACAACCCCGGGATCATGAAGCCGAGCGCCGGCTACACGTTCTCGGTGACGTCGCAGGGCGGCGCGGGTCCGAGCGGCCAGCGGATCTTCAAGTTCCGCATGGACGAGTTCAAGTCGGACCGCATCGAGATCGAGATGTTCTACGACCAGAAGCTCGTCGCGTCGGAGCTCGGGTACTTCATGACGGTGCTCACCTGATCGTGAGCAAGACCTCGACGCCGAAGCCGCAGGCGACGACGACCGAACCGTCGGTCGTTGCTTCCACGCCGCCCGCGGCTCCGGCGAAGAAGCCCTTCCGACCGACCACGCGGCTCCCTCCGCCGCTCGCCAGCTTCGACTTCGGCTGGGACTTCGTGTGGCGCGAGGGCGTCGGCTTCGACGGGACCTACACGACCGTGCCTGGCGAGCCCGTGACCGAGAAGGAGAAGGCGACGCTCGGCCCGATCAAGGTGCGGCGCCTCTGGTACATGGGCGTCTTGCAGCTCGCGGGCGTCTCGGCCGACGACAACGACTGAAGGTTTGCGCCTCGTGGCGGGGGGCTCTCGATTGCGACCCGAGAGCTCCCCGTCATGGGGTGATCGCGGAGGCCGGCGAGAGGCCGTGAAGAACCGATGGCGACCGTCGTCCACGAGGTGACCCCGCTCAAGCAGGCGATCGACCGAGTCCTCGGGATCGTGGTCCGCAAGGTCGCGCTCGACATCCACGCCAATCTAGTCGCTCCGCCGATCCAGGGCGGAACTCCCGTCGACACCGGCTGGGCCCGCTCGAACTGGATCCCGCGCGTAGGTGAGCCCCAGCTCGAGCCAGTCGGGAGCAGACCGACCGGCAAGGAGGAGAACCTCCCGGTCACGCGCGGAGCCACGGGTCGTCCGAGATACAGCCTCGTCGACTTCGGACCGCAGATCGACGGTCGCGAGCAGGTCACCGGCTACAAGATCGACGTCGAAGCTGGCGCGCAGCACGTCTTCGTCTCGAACAACGTGCCCTACATCGGCGACCTCAACGACGGATCGAGCAAGCAGGCGCCCGCCGGCTTCGTAGAGCGCGCGATCGTCAAGGCGCTGCGCGAGGACCTCAGGCACGACCCGGGCGGCGAGTCGCCGAGCGTCGGCGCGTCCGAAGGGCCGGTCCTGTGATCCTCCCCGTCGCGCGAGAGGCGATCGCCGAGCAGTTCGCGATCGGGTGGGCCGTGCTCCACCCGACGATGCCGTACTGCTTCGACAACGAGGAGTTCACGCCGCCGGACGGCGGCTCCTGGGTCCGTGTCTCCGTCCAGATGCAGGCGGCGAGCCAGGACAGCCTCGGCCCGGTCGGCTCGCGCAAGTTCCTGAGGTCCGGGACGGCCTTCGTCCAGGTCTTCGTCGACAAGGACTCCGGCCTGAAGCCGAGCGACGACCTCGCGCAGGACGTCGTCACGATCCTCGAGGGGATCGACCTCGGCGGCTCCGAGCTCCGCCTCTACACGGCGTCCGTCCGCGACATCGGCAACGACGGCCGGTGGCACCAGACCAACGTCTCGGTCGCGTTCGACTACCAGGAGACCCGCTGATGTCGCGCGTGTTGACCAACAAGACCGGCCTCTCCTTCGCGATCGAGACCTCGACGCCGGGCGTGCTCTCGGGCTCGCCGACGTGGTTCAAGCTCGAGCCGAACGCCATCAACGAGCTCGGCGCCAAGATCAAGACGGTGCCGCGCCGTCCGATCAGCCGGACCCGCCAGCTCAAGAAGGGGACGACGGTCGACCTCGACTCGGCCGTCTCGTACGACTGCGACCTCACGATGGACGTCGCCACGAAGGAGTTCGAGGGCCTCGTCTTCGCCGAGTTCGTGAACGCCAACCTCTACTTCTTCGCGCCGGTGGCGTCTGGCACGGGCTGGACGATCCCCGGCGCGACGACGAGCCAGGCCGCGAAGCTCCAGTGGAACAACGCGGGCGCTGGAGCGAAGAGCCTCGTCTTCGCCGCCGGCTACGCGATCGCGGCGAACAACGGCCTCAAGGTGCTGACGGCCGACACGGGCCTCGCCGCGACGACCATCACGGTCTCCGGCAACTCCGTCGAGACGCCGCCGACCAACGCCTTCGTGACGATCGCGGGCGTCCGCGCGATCACGGGCGACCTCAAGATCGACGTCGGGACGCCGGTCTCCGGCCAGGCGACGATCACGGCCGGCCAGAACGGCGTCGTGGCGGCGAACCAGGTCGACTTCACGACGCTCGGCATCACGAAGGGCCAGTTCGTCCACGTCGGCGGTCTCGCCGCGGGCCAGCAGTTCTCGGCCGGCCTCGGCTTCGCCCGCGTCATCGGGATGACGGCCGGCCCGGGCAGCACGCTCGTGCTCGACAAGCTCGATGCGCGGCTCGTGACCGACAACGGCGCGGGCGACACGGTCGACATCCTCTTCGGCCGTTTCCTCCGCGACGTCTCGAACGACCAGAACGTCGACGACTCGCGCTACATCGAGCGCACGAAGACCTTCGAGCTCGCGGAGCCGGACCTCGGCAGCCCCGGTGTCGACGGGTACGAGTACCCGTTCGCCAACTACCTGAACGAGCTCACGCTCGACATGCCGGAGACGAACAAGATCACGGCGAAGCTCGGCTACCTCGGCTTCGACACGCCGGTGCCGACTGGATCGCGCAAGACGAACGCGAGCACGGCGATCTCCCCGATCGGGACGACGGCGTTCAACACGACGTCGAGCTTCGTCAACCTCCGGACGGACGGCCTCTCGTCGACGAACACGTTCTTCAAGAGCCTCACGCTCAAGATCACGAACAACCTCTCGCCGGACAAGATCCTCTCCGTGCTCGGCGCCGCCGTGATGGACGTCGGCCAGTTCATCTGCGAGCTGACGGCGACGATGATCTACGCCGACTCGTCGGTGCCGACGCACATCCGCGCGAACGACACGCAGACCTTCGACTTCATGCTGAAGAACGGGGACGGCGGTATCGCCTTCGACTTCCCGTCGGTCACGTTTGGCGACGGCGCGAAGAGCTTCCCGCTGGACAAGTCGGTCAAGATCGCCGTCACGTTCATGCCGTTCGGCGACGCGACGCTCGGGAACTCGATCGGGATCAGCCTATTCCCCGTCCTGCCGTGACCCGCTGAGGAACCTCTCGGAGCCGAGATTGCCGCATGAGCGAAACGCCGGATCCCGCCTCGCTGCCCGACTTCTCCCACGTCTCGAGGCAGAAGGTCGAGGGGAAGCTGCGCTGGTTCTCGATCCCCTGCGTCGCGCCGAAGGCCAGGGTCCAGGGCCGGTGCGCGCACCAGTCGTCGAACCTGCCTCTCTCCGCGGCGCAGCTCCGCGCGTCGGCCACGAGCTACCCGAAGCCGGACGAGAAGGACTGGGAGGCTATCGCTCGCGACCGCTCGCGGAGCTTCGACCTCTTCGCCGAGCACGTCCTCGTCGGGTGGGAGGGCGTGGTGGACGCGAAGGGCGAGCCGGTGGCGTTCTCTACGGCGACCGCGGCCGGGCTGCTGCGCGCGCTACCGGAGATCGTGTTCCAGGACCTCCGCGTCTTCTTCATCCTGCCGAGGAACTTCGAGGGCGAGATCGACGCGGCGGCCGTCTCGGGAAACTCGTCCGCCGGCTCCTCTGGGAGCTGAAGCTCCGGGATCAGGAGTTCGAGGTTCGCGAGCGCGCGAAGCGCGACCTCCCGCTCCCGCAGTGGTTCCTGGACCAGCCGGCGATCGATCCGATCGAGCGCGTCTACCTCGAGGCATACCTCGACCTCCAGACCTGCCGTACGGTCGGCATGGACGTCGGACCGATCCCCTGGAACTTCATCGCCGACTACGGCGACCGCCTCGGTCTCGACGGCCAGCTCCACCGGACGTTCTGCGCGGTGATCCGCGCGATGGACGCCGCGTGGCTGGCCGAGAACCGGCAGAGCGGCGCGTCCGCGCCGAACGGCATCCAGACGGGGAGCGACTGAGGTGGCCGACGAGGCGGTCTACAGGATCGTAATCGACGTCGACCCGCGGCCAGGCGTCGACGGCGGCAAGCGCATCAAGGACTCGCTGGATGAGGTCGAGCACAAGGCGCTCGACGTCAACCAGGCCCTCGAGCTCATGAAGAAGGGATTCGAGGCGATCAAGACGATCATCGAGATGCCGATCGAGCAGTTCCGCAAGCTCGAGGACATCGCTTCCGACCTCGTCAAGGAATACGACCGCGTCTACCTGTCGAACATCAAGCTCCAGGTCGCGCTGAAGGGCGTCGGGGACACGAGCTCCGAGACGGCGCGACGCGTCGAGGAGCTCGCGCACAGAGTCGCCGACAACAGCCGGTTCGACGACGAGGCCGCTCGCGATGCGGCCGCACTTGCGATCCAGTTCGGCCATCAGGGCGATGAGCTCGACAAGGTCATCACGATCGCCGCCGACTACGCGACCGCGTTCGGTGGCGATCTCGTCAACGCCGTGCGCAAGGTCGAGCATGGCCTCCAGACCGGAGAGATCCAGTTCGGGCGGACGTCGAAGACGCTCTCCGTGCTCACGGACTCGGCTGCGAAGTCCGCGGAGGTTCTCGAGAAGCTCGAGGCGCGCATCGGCGGCGTCGCGAAGGCGTCGATCGAGGGCGGCGCCGGCTCGATCATCATGGCGACGAAGGCGTGGGACGACTTCAAGGAGGAGCTCGGCGGCGCGCTTGCCAAGTCGACCGAACTTCAGGCGTTCTACGACGTCTCGAAGGAGATCTTCGTCAACCTCGCCTCCTTCGTCGGGGCGAACGGAGAGGTGATCTCTGACGTCTTCGGGAACGTCTTCATCCACTCGCTCGACCTCGCCGGCCACGCGGCCCAGCTCTTCTTCAACATCATGAAGACCGGGATCAGGGAGGTCCTCGACCTGGCGGCGAGGGTCGCCACGTCGCCGCTCGCCGGCCACTTCGGGATCCCGACGCTCGGTCCGGAAGGATCGGCCTATCTCGCCGAGAAGGAGCGCCAGGCCCAGATCGTCAAGGAGATCAACGACCGGTCTGCCGCGTTCCAGCACGGCGTCGAGATGGGGTCGGACCCGAAGGGCCTGAACGACGCGATCCTGGATCTCGGTCGTCAGCTCGAGGCGTCGAAGAAGAAGTCGGACGACCTCCGCGACTCGCTTCTCGGCCTCGGTGGAGTGCACGACGACATCGTCGCGCTGATCGCGGACTTCGACGAGCTGGAGAAGCAGATCGGCAAGTCCAACCTCCCGAAGAGCTTCGACGAGGCGTTCGAGCGGATCAAGGCGAGGGCGCTCGAGCTCGACAAGGACCGACGTACGCGCGACGCGGCCGGTCCGGTCGACGACAACTTCCAGAGCCCGAGCATCGCCGCGGGATACGTCAGCCAGATCGAGACGCAGAAGGACCAGGAGATCCTCAAGACCCAGCAGGCGATCCGGTACCAGGAGATCTACCAGCAGCACCTCGAGGACATCGACCACGCGGCGAAGACCTACGGCTTCACCGAGAAGCAGATCCACGACCTCCGGATCCAGTACGCGCAGCAGGACCTCGCCGCCGCGAAGGACTGGCAGAGCGGCCTCGAGCTCGCGTTCGCCAACACCGAGGACGGCGCGCGTAACGATGCCAAGACGATCCAGAGCGTCTGGACGACGGCGACGAGCACGATCGCCGATGGGCTCGCTCAGCTCGCGACGAGCGGCAAGGCGAACTGGAAGGACCTCGCCGACTCGGCGATCGCCCAGATCAACCGCATCATCGCCGAGCAGCTCGTGCTCAAGGCGGTCGCGGGGATCGGTGGCGCGTTCTTCGGCGGCGGCGGCGGGACGAACCTCGACGGGTCGCCGTCGGTCGGCGGGAACGGGACGGCCTACACGCCGCCGGCGCGCGCCGAGGGCGGCCCCGTCATCGGCGGTCGCGCCTATCTCGTCGGCGAGAAGGGCAAGACTGAAGTCTTCCGCCCGAGCCAGAGCGGGACGGTGACGCCGGTCGACAAGCTCGCCGCGCCGAGCTTCCACGTCAGCGTCGTCAACGTCAGCGACCCCGACGAGATCACGCGCCACATCGCGAGCGGCAAGGCCGACCGCGAGATCCTGAACGTCATGGCCCGGAACCGCTCGTCGTCGCGAGGGCTCTTCTGACCATGTGGCAGTCCTTCGTCGCTACCGGCTATCGGGACGTCCTGACGCGGCTCGTCGAGCTCGCGACGTCGGCCTACTTCCCGAACGGCTACGACATCGACGCGTCTCCGGGCGTCGGCCTCCTCGTCCTCACCGGCGGCTCCGGCTACACGGAGGACGACGTCCTCACGATCTCGCACCCGAGCGGCCTCGCACCGTGCCAGTTCGTGGTCGGCGTCGATGACGTCGACCCGACCCACCCGATCACCCGCATCAAGCGGATCATCAACGGCGGGTCCTTCAGCAACAGGATCGCGACGGTGTCCGTCGTGGTCGCCGGCACCGGCTACGCGGTCGGCGACGTCGTCCAGGTCCTCGGCGGCGTCTTCACGAACGCCGCGAAGGTCCAGATCACGAGCATCTCTGGCGGCGGCGGGACGGGACCGGCGACGGGCGTCCAGCTCTTCGAGGATGGCGGTTCCTACGTCACGCCGCCGCCACTTCCGGCCTCGACCTCGAGCTCGATCGGGCTCGGCACCGGGACCGGCATGAAGCTCAACATGACGCTCCAGGGCGTCATCGTGGCGCCCTACACGGCGCTCGGGGGGAGTGGCTCGGGCGCGCAGTTCACCGGCGGCCTCTCGTTCTCCGGGTGGACGGCGCTCAGGAACGCGAACAATTTCTCGTTCAACGGCGTCCTCGACGAGAAGGAGGTCGTCCTCCAGGGCGTCGCGGCGGCTGGGCAGGTCCCGCCGATCGTCGGGATCCGGACCGGGACGCATACCGGGCCGAACACGAAGTTCCTCTCGTTCACCGGCTTCACGGCGTTCGACCCGAGCTCGAGCTACGACGCGCAGCCGAACGCGATCAACTCGGCGCCATCGACGACGGCCGGCCAGTACGTCAGCGTCATGCCGGCTGGGACTACGATCCAGTGCTGGGTCTCCGGCACCCAGCGCGCACTCTTCGGCGTGATCCGTGCCGACGGACCGTCGCGCACGGTCTACCACTCCTACTACGTCGGCCTCCTCGACCCGTTCGGGACGGCGACCGAGAACCCGTACCCGATGGTCGTCATGGCGTCGCACAACTCGACGTCGTGCACGGCGGACCTCTCGAACGGCGAGGGCGACTTCGACCTCTCCGGTCTGACGGAGTGCTACCGTCACGGGGGCCGGTCGGGGCCGTGCGTCGCGTGGTCCCAGACCGGCGTCGCGTGGGTCGAGCTCTTCAACGCGTCGGCGACCGCTGGCGTCCCTCCGTGGGGCACGATCAACCAGGACCACGTCGTCTTCCCGGTCGGGAAGCCGCAGAACCAGACGGTCGACACGACGGCCGACTACATCGTCGAGGACGGCGGTTGGGCCGGCTGGTCGACGATCTGCCGAGCGGACGGCGACACCGCGACGATCCTCCTGAAGCCGTCGCCGGACGCGTCGGGCAACGCGCAGGTTCTCTTCCCGGTCCTCGTCATCTTCGCGGCCGAGGGTTTCCCGCTCGGCGCGCTCAACAACGTCTTCTGGGCCAGCGCCGTCAAGGCGGACGGGACGTCGATCGCGCCGGAGGACACGTTCACGGTCAGCGGGTCGACGGTCTACCGCGTCTTCCAGAACGGCGGTCGCACGAAGTCCTACTCCTTCTTCGCGATGAGGGAGGGTCGCTGATGTCGTTCCAGACCGGGACGGCGACGAGCGTCGCGGACCTCCTGACCGGAACGTCCGGACTCGCGGCGTTCGCGACGTCGCTCGGGTCGCCGGGATGGGTCCAGGACTACGTCGCGAGCGACCGGCTCTTCCTCCACTACGCCGTCGGCGCGATCGCTCACTACATGGGCTTCCGCTGGGACCAGGCGGGCACGCCGGCGAACGTCGGCATCTATCAGGCGACCGGGTTCGTCAACTCTTCGACGCTTCCTGGCAACCAGACGAACGACTCGGGCCAGGGCGCGGTCGCCAGCGACAACGCGACGCTCGGCACGGGTCGCTGCGCGCCGCTCGTCAACGGGTCGATGCCGTTCTGGTTCTTCGGATCGCGCACCTCCAGCGGCAGTAGCACCTATGTGCACGCCGTCGTCCAGGTCGCGACGGACACCTTCGTCCACTTCGGGTTCGGCACGCTCGGACGGATCGGCAACGCGTGGACCGGAGGCGAGTACAGCTACGGCCACGCCTACAAGGCGACCGACCAGCACGGGTCGGCCGTGAACACGGCCTCGTCCTTCCTGCTCGACGCGCTCTGCGACGGCGGCGCCGGCGCGCCGTTCCGCGCGACGGTCCGAGCCCAGTTCCTCCCGAACCCCGCGCCGTCCGTCTGGGGCGTCTGCGGCAAGTTCTCCACTGGTCCTGGGACGGACCGGAGCGGCGCGACGCGCTCTGCGATCATGGGAGGCTTCCGCGGCGGATTCCTCGCGCGCGCGTTCGGGCGCTGGAAGTCGGACACCAGCATCGCGAACGTGCCGATCTACCCGATCGGGATCATGGCGAACCAGAACAGCGGGGCGGACGGCTACCTGCTCGGCTCCATGCGCGACATCGGCGGCGTGAACATCCAGTTCTTCAACGCCGGCGACGTCGTCTCTATCGGCGGCGACGACTGGGTGCTGTTCCCTACGCAGAAGAAGAGCGGCGACAACGTGGTCGGGTCGACCTACTGGTCTGGCATCGCCTACAAGGTGATCCCGTAGGAGCCGGCCCTTGCGCGTCGATGCTTTCGGCACGCCGTCCGTCGTCCAAGAGATCCGGCCGAAGACTGTTCCGCCGGGCTACCGGCTCGCGTCCGACGGCGTCTCGATCATCCCGTTCAGCCGTGGCTTCGGGAGTCCTGACGTCGTTCAGGAGATCCACCCGACCGGCTTCGGGTCGAGCGGCAGGGTCGGCTCTCCCTCGATCATCTTCCCGGGCCAGATCCTTCCGACGAGCATCGCCGCGCTCGGCGGCTTCGGGACGCCGCGAATCCAGAACTCGACGGGGAACCTCCCCGGCGTCCTCTTCCAGCCGTTCGCGACGCCGTTCGTGCTCCCGATCGACCATCCGGACCTCCTCGGGGTCTTGCCGATGCCGGGTCGGACGTTCGGACGGACCGGAGTTCCTCCGCCCGGCCTGTCCGTCTCGAACATCACGGCGGCCGTCGCCCAGGCGAGGTGGGCGAGCGGCGGCCGGGATCCTCCGGGCGGCCACGTCAGCCTCGGCCGTCCGGCGTTCGACATCGACCTCACGATCGGGGCGAACTGGTTCGACAAGATCCACGTCCTGCCGAGGTCGGCGATCGACTTCGGGCGGTTCGTCACGCCCGTCTCGGCGACCTACGAGGTCTTCAACGCCTACCGCCGTCACGTCACGCTCACGTTCGTCACGGACACGTCGAGCGAGGGGCTCGCTCTGCCAGGACTGCCGACTCTGCCCTACGTCATGACGCCGTTCTCCTCGCTGCTCGACCCCTCGAGTGTCGCCTACTCGCCCGTGCGGCTGACCGTCACGGCGGAGCTCTCCGGCGACGAGGAGTTCTGACATGAAGATCGGCTTCACGTTCGACACCGGCGACGTGGCGGAGCTCGAGGTCACTGGCCACCGCGCGACCATGGTCAACCACGAGCCGGACGGCACCGTCGCCGAGGAGCTCGAGTTCGGGACGGCCGTCGTTCCGCTTGGAGGCGGCGGCGAGCAGCGATCCTCCTTCCGCAAGCGGCCGCGCCAGGCGTTCCGGCTCGAGTATCTCTTCGACGTCGACTCGACCGAGCGCCGGCGCTGGTCGAACTTCCTCTTCGGCGCGCAGGACCGGCTCGTCGCGCTGCCGCTGCTTCACGAGGGGATCGAGACATCGGCCGACGCCGCGATCGGAGCGACGCTGATCTCCGTCCCGTCGACCGCATCCATCGACTTCCGGATCGGCGGCCACGTCGTCGTCTTCAGCGACGCGGACACGTTCGACGTCGCCGCGGTCCAGTCGATCTCGCCGAGCCAGGTGACGCTGGCGACGCCGACGGTCAACGCCTACGCGGCCGGCGCGACGATCGCGCCGGTGCGCTTCGCCCGCATCGACGGCGTCGTGACGAGCGCGCGTCCGCCGATGGGCGTCGTGAGGGTCTCGGTCCGCTACGAGGTCCTCGAGAACGACGTCGGCGCGCCGGACGGCGATCTCTCCGGGCTGCCGACGCTCGGGACACGGGTGATCTTCGACCGCCGCAACGTCATGCCGCGCGGCGACCTCAACGAGGCGTGGGCGAAGAACGTCACCGTGATCGACAACGGCTCCGGGATCGTCCGGACCCTGAGCGACTGGGACCGGAACCAGCACGGCTTCCAGCTCGGCTTCTCCTCGGTATCGCGCGCGGAGCTCTGGCAGACGCGCGAGCTGCTCTACGCGCTCCGCGGCCGGTTCTCGTCCTTCTGGGTCCCGACGATGCAGCAGGAGGTCGTGCTCGTCGACGGGATCGCGATGAACGATGACACGCTGACGGTGCAGGGAGAGGGCTACCTCGACTTCGTGCGCTCTCGGCAGAGCAAGGCGACGCTCCGGGTCACTGCCGTGGACGGCACGGTGGTCGTCCGAACCGTGATCTCCGCGGACGTCTGCGACGTTGACGCGGGCACGGAGATCCTGACGATCGATGAGCCGTGGCCCGTGACGCTCGAGCTGGCCGACGTCGCTCGCGTCGAGTGGCTCGAGCTGGTCCGCTTCGCCTCGGACCTCTTCCAGTTCGACTACTCGGGGCGCGGTCGCGCGAAGCTCCAGACCTCCTGCGTCGTCGTCAGGGACGAGCCGGAGGACAACATCCCCGAAGATTGGGGATCTGTGGCGGAGGCGCCCTCCGATTACGATGAGTGGGGCGCGGTCGCAGACATCGTTACCTCCAGCTCCGACTGGGGAGGCGTTGGCTGATGGCTGCGAAGCAGGTCCAGATCCGCGGCGGGACGACCGCGCAGATCGCTCTCGGGAAGGGCGTCCTGCGAGAGGTCTGGTTCGACACCGACAAGATGACGCTCGTCTGCATGGACGGGTCGACGCTCGGTGGGTTCCCGCTCGCGACCGCCGCCGACCTCGCCGCCCTCGTCCTCCCGTTCTTCGCGCTGACGGTCGTCGAGATCAACCTCGGGTCGGTCGCCGCCTACTCCGGCTCGTTCACTTTCCCGCTGCTCGTTGGGCCGCCCGCCGGATCGGCGATCCTCATCCAGCAGGCGGCCGGGCCCTACACCGGCAAGGGCACGCTCGAGGACGAGGCCGAGATGGACCAGGTCCACGTCACCGCGAAGGCGATGACGGCGACGAGCGCGACCGCGTGGTGGACGTCGAAGAGCGGCCCTCTCGCCGGCAACGTCAAGTTCCAGTTCGCAACCTCTGCCACTTAAGGGAGTAGTTCATGGCGATCCTCCAGTCCGGCTCGACGCCCGCCAACCTCGCCGAGGTCGACGCGACCTTCAAGTCGCTGCGGCAGTCGAACCGTCCGCTCGACCACGGGGCGCTCGGCCACTACCGCTACGCGAGCCAGACCGGGACGATCGCGGCGGCGCTCGCCGCGAACGCCGTCCTCTTCGCGTTCAGATGGGGTGACACGGCGCTCGCAGCGATCACGTTCCTCAAGGTCCGGATGCAGGGAAACGCCGCCTTCACGGCGGCCGCCGCGAACCTCGGGCTCGCCGCCGTCATCGGCCGCTCCTACACCGCGAACCACACGGGCGGCACGGCGGCGACGGCGACCGGGAACAACCTCAAGATGCGGACGTCGTTCCCGACGTCGAAGATCGCGACCAACGGCGACATCCGGATCGCGACGACCGCCGCGCTCGGCGCCGGAACGATCACGGCCGACACGCAGGCGTTCGCGAACGGCGGACCCGGACGTCCGAACGTGGTCAACGCGGCCGCGGCGACGGAGTACCTCCTCTCGACCCAGCCAGGGTCGATCGACTTCTCCGCGAACGTCGCGAACGGAGAGCATCCCATCATCCTCGCCCAGAACGAGGGCATCATCGTCATCAACCGCGTCGTCTGGCCAGCCGCCGGGACGGCCGAGGTGTCGGTCGAGGTCGCCTGGACGGAAGTTCCTTCCTACTAGCAGATCGGGCTCGATGGTCGCACGGAAGTAGTGAGGTGATTGACTGACTTCGCGACGCTCCAGGCGGGGACGGCGACGAGCCGCCCGGTCGAGCTCTTCGAGTTCGTCGGGAAGCCCACCGTCTACCGCTACACCTCGGCCGAGGACGAGATCGTCGTCGACGGCAGGACGTTCGTCCCGACGGCGGTCTCGCGCAAGGGCATCGCGCGGTCGGCCGACTCGCGGCTCGGCCTAACCCAGATCACTCTCCCCGCGGACGACCCGATCGTCGCGCTCCACACGCCGAAGCCGTCGCCGTTCCAGGTGACGGCGAAGATCCTCCGGATCGAGCGCGACGAGGCGCCGACGCCGGTCGCGCGGACGATCTTCGTCGGGTTCCTGAAGACGATGACGTTCGACGACAACGGGCACGTCGCGACGTTCGGCGCGATCTCGGTCGACGCGTTCCTCGCGAGGACGCTGCCGCGCTTCACCTACCAGTCGGTCTGCAACCACCAGCTCTATGACGGGGCCTGCCAGGCGAACCCGGCCGGCCACACGTTCACCGGGATCTGCACGGCCCAGGACGAGAGCCCGTCCGGAACGAGGATCACCGTCCCCGGCGTCAGCGCCTCGGGATTCTTCTTCCGCGGCGGGCTCGCGGCGATCCAGGGCACGACCGATCCTCGGATGGTGATCCAGCAGGGGAGCGTCCTCACGTCGGACCAGGACGACCTCGTGATCCTCAAGTCGTTCAACGACGACCCGGTGGGCCAGACGATCGAGATCGTCGAGGGCTGCGACCACCTCATCAATGGCGACTGCGGCGCGAAATTCGACGTGGTCCAGAACTTCGGCGGATTCGCCTGGGTGCCGTTCAAGAACCTCTTCGTGACGGGCTTGTATTGATGAACCTCCTAGTCTTCGTCATCGACGACTTCCTCTACGCGCTCGCGATCTCCGTCGCGGTCAGCGGGGTGCTCTACCTCGCATCGCAGCTCCTGACGCGGGCGCCGAAGATCGATAACGCGCGGCCGGCAGGGCTTGGCGACTTCACCTTCCCGACGGCGACCGAGGCGCGTCCGGTGCCGCTCGTCTGGGGCACCGTCCAGATCCTCGGACCGAACGTCATCTGGTACGGGAACCTCCTGCCGCTCCCGATCACGACGAACATCAAGTATTCGATCTTCAAGTCGAGCTCGGTGGTCGTCGGCTTCCAGTACTTCCTCGGGATCCACCTCGGGCTGTGCCGCGGCCCGGCGGAGGTCCGCTCGATCACCTGGGGCGACACGAAGGTCTGGGACGTGACCGTCGACGATCCGCCTACCGGCAGCCCCGTTCCGTCCATACAGATCACGCGCTTCCTCGACCTCTTCGGAGGCAACCACAACGGCAACGGCGGCATCGCCGGCGAGATCGACGTTCTCGACGGGTCGCTCGACCAGCCGATCGACCCGTACCTCGCCCAGTTCCAGCAGGCGATCGCCGGGACGATCCGGACGCCGAACTACGCGGGCACGGCCGCGCTCGTGCTGAAGGACTTCTACGTCGGCAACTCGCCGAGCGTGAAGCCGATCGCGATCGAGGTCCGGCGCATCCCGAACGGCCTCGGGCTCGACCCCGGGATCGCTGCGCTCAACGGGGGCAACGACGCCAGCATCCCTAACGTCCTCTACGAGGTCATCACAGACGCCCAGATGGGGGCCGTCCCGACCGCGCTGATCGACGTGGCGAACTTCCGCGCCGCAGCGGTCACGCTCGCCGCAGAGCGCAACGGATTCTCGTTCCTGATGGACCAGACGGGGACGTGCGAAGACGTCATCCACGAGCTCGAGCGACAGATGGGCGGCGTCCTCTTCCTCGACCCGACCGTCGGCCTCTACCGGATCAAGCTCCTCCGCGCCGACTACGATCCATCGACTCTCACGGAGATCTCGAAGGCGACGAACCTCGTCTCCATCGACAAGTTCTCGCCTGGTCTCTGGGCCGAGACGCAGAACCAGCTCAACCTCATCTTCTTCGACCGCCAGAAGAACTACGTCCAGTCGAGCGCGTGGGCGCAGGACCTCGCGAACGCGAAGATCCAGGGCGGCCAGACGTTCACCACGGGCGACAACGTCAAGGCGCAGCTCACCTACCCGGGCGTCAAGGACGCGATCCTCGCGAACGAGATCGCGTGGCGCGACCTCCGGCTGCTCTCGCGCCCGCGCGCCGCGGCGACCGTGACGGCGAGCCGCGCGCTCTGGAGCGTGGCCCAGGGCGACGTCGTCGCGCTGACAGATCCGAAGATCGGTGCGCTCCGGCTCCCGATGCGCGTCGCGAAGACCGAGGAGGACGAGCTGAAGGACGGCACGATCCGGCTCGACCTGATCGAGGACGCCTTCGCGACCTATCCGGCGAGCGGCGGGGCACCGCCCCAGACGCTCTGGTCGAACCCCAGCGCCGGGATCCAGCCCTTCGCCCGCTACTTCGTCATCGAGGCGCCGAGCGCGCTCAACACCCGCAACCCGGACCACCTCGTCCCGCTCCAGGTCGAGAACCACGTCTGGGTGGGCGCCGTCCCGCTCGGCGGCGCCGTCGGGTATTTCATCAACATCAACCATATCGATCTCGTCGGGGCGCCAGATGGCGTCCAGCTCGAGCGGTCCGAGGTGGACAGCGTCATCTTCAACGCGACGCTCACGAACGACCTGCCGCAGGGACCGACGGCAGGCGGCGACGTCACCATCTCGGTCATCAGCGTGACGTATCGAGACGCGCTCTTCAGGTCGCTCACGACGGACGCGAACAACGCCGGCGTGCCGATCGACCTTCACCACATCGGAGAGGAGCTGATCCATCTCGTGCAGATCGGCGACGAGTTCCTCCTCTTCCAGGGCATCGAGGCGATCTCGACGACGGATCTCGTGCTGCACAACGTCTACCGTGGCGTGATGGACACGGTCCAGCCGGCGAACCATCCGGCAGGCGAGGTCGTCTACTTCGTCCAGGGACTCGGCGGCCTCGACCAGCCCGTCAACGGCTACATCTTCGGTGGGTCGCTCAACGTGTCGAACCTTGAGGGCCACCTCGACCCTTCCGATCCAGGCGGGCCGAGAAGCGGGACCTATGATGTCCGGCTCGACGCCTTCTCCGGGTTCGGCGATACGGCGCCGGGGCTGACCAACCGGATCGTCCTCCAGAACCGCTCGAGCCGCCCGCTACCGCCGGCACAGGTCACGCTCGACGGCGTCCTCAACGGCCAGAGTTCGAACCTCGAGTTCACCGGGACGGGAGACGCGACTGGATCGACCTTCTCCTTCGTTCGCCGCGACTCGCGCGGGGCGGACGTCAACGGCCCGCACAACGAGATCGCCTTCACGACCGAGGACGCGAGCCTCTTCTTCTCCGACTTCCCGACGGCGAACAACACGCTCTACACCGTGAGCGTCTACGCGGACCCGCTCGGGACGAACACGTTCCTGTTCTCGCTCGCTCCGACGCACGGCCCCTCGTTCACGATCCTGCGCGACGACATCCTTCGGTGGAACCACGGCATCGTCCCGACGACGATCGGGATCCAGGTACACACGACCCACGAGTTCCCGCTCGGGCGCACCTGGGATTCGCTCTTCGACCTTGTCTGGATCTCTAGCATCGCGAGCAGCCTGTCCGGACAGTTCCAGTTCGGGGCCGTCGACAAGAGCACGGCGCCGTCGAACAGCTCGAGCTCGACCTATACGGCGGACGTGACTGGCACGTTCTCGTTCGCTCTGCTCACCGCCGGCGGGATGCCTGGCAGCGGCAAGGTCCGCTACTCCAAGAACGGCGCGGCCTTCGCCGACCTGCTCGGCGTCGGTGTCAGCAGCAATACGCTCGCGCTCACCGTCGGCGACACGCTCGTGCTCCAGCACACCTGCCCGACGTCCGGCACGGAGCGGTTCCTCGAGATGACCGCCCCTACGGGCGGCACGAGCGGCTTCGCGCTCCTCTACACGACATGATCGGAGGCGACAAATGACCGTTCCGGCATTCCCACTCGCCGAAGGATTCGGATCGACGACGACGCATGGACGCGGCGGAAGCGTGATCCGCGTTACGAACCTCAACGAGAGCGGGATCGGCAGCTTCCGCGCCGCATGTGAGGCGAGCGGACCGCGCATCGTGGTCTTCGATGTGTCGGGGACGATCGTCCACGCCCTGAAGCCGCTGACGATCAAGAATCCAGGGCTGTACGTCGCCGGCATGACCTCGCCTGGCGGGATCTGCTTCGCCGGAGAGGAGATCCGCTGGCAGACGCACGACGGTTGCATGAGGTACGTCCGGATCCGGACCGGCGACAAGGACGACCCCGACGGAGGTTGGGACAACCGAGACTGCATGAACACGGGATCCCCGAACGACGTCGGCGGGGCGACGACTTACAACAACATCTGGGACCACCTCTCCGTCTCCTGGTCGGTCGACGAGAACTTCACGATCTGGTACCTGTCGCACGACTGCACGCTCTCGAACTCGATCACGGCGGAGGGGCTCGACCACTCGTTCCATACTACGAAGACGCCTCCATTCGATCGCGTGCGTCACTCGATGGCACTGCTCTGCGGGATCGAGGCCCACCGCCTCTCGATCGTCAAGAACTACCTCGGAGACTGCAACCAGAGGAACATGCAGATCGCCGGAGACCTCGGTCTCCACCTCACGGACCCGAGCTGGAGCGGGACGCGCGAGCTCTCGCTCATCGACTTCCGCTACAACTTCATCTTCAACCCAGGCCAGGAAGCCTACGCGATCGAGCACCTCGGCAACCGGGCGAACATCGTCGGGAACAACTGGAGGTTCGGCCCGAACTCGAAGATCGAGGCGCCCCGCCTCCAGTGCATCCGGATCGCGAGCGACGCGAACGACGCGCAGATCTACATCGACGGGAATATCGACCCGAGCAACCCGGACGGCAGCGGCGACAACTGGAACATGGTCCGAGACGACAACGGCAACACGGTCCCGACCCTGGGTCACCGTCTCGGATCGCCGCTCTCGGCGCCGGCGATCACCCCGGTCGCGGCGAAGGACGTACCGGCCTACGTCTACGCGAACGCGGGGTGTCGTGCTCCATTCCAGGATTCAGCCGACCGGCGCGTGCTCGGCCAGTCCCAGCGGGCGTGCTGGAACTCCTCGAGCAACCTCTTCGTCGACTCGACGGACGACGTCGGCGGCTGGCCGGATCTGTCCGGCGGGTCTCCGCCGCTCGACACGAACGCGGACGGGGTGCCCGACGCCTACGCCTCGGCCCACGGCTTCTCGGTGAACACGAAGATCGACGACGTCATCAGCGATGATCTCAAATATACCTGGATCGAGCGCTGGCACCACGTCCTCGCGGGCGACGCCGGCGCGAGTTAGGATCATCGACGCGAGCAGATCCGGCGATCCGGTCGGCCTCATAAGCCGTTCTGAGCGGGGTTCGACTCCCCGGCTCGCAACCATCTATCCGGGCGCCGTCGGCAGCTTCCGGATCGCGTCGAGCGTCGTCCCGAGCTCGTCGCTCACCTTCGGCTTAGGAGGATGAGGCTCGCTCGGCGCGGCCGCGGACGCCGCGATCTCCTTCTGGAGCCGCGCGTCCTCGATCCGCTTGCGGACCTCGTCCATCTCCGACTCGGCGATGTAGACGGCGAGGCGCACGTCGGTCCGGAGGTCGAGCATCCGGAACTGGACGGCCTCCTCCGGGAGCGCCAGGCCGCCGTGCTTCGCGGCGCGGGAGATCCGAGCCCGAGTCGGGTTGCGCGTGATGAACTGTGGTAGGGGCGCGTCCATCAGCAGTACGGCCGGGACGATGTCGAGCGCCTCGTAGATGACGACGATCCAGGTCGACGGTCCGAGCTTCGCGGCATTCACCTTTTCTCCATCCGGAGGCTGACCAGCCAGTCGTTCAGCGTCGCCTCGTCCGACTCCTCCTGAACTGTCCAGGCGCCCTCGGTCTGTCGAAGACCGTCGATCCGCGCGGCCGCCTGCCTCATCGCGACCTCGGGCGACGTTTCTCCGCGGCGGATCCGCATCAGTCCCTCGCGCTCCTCCCCGTCCTTCCATACAAGCGGCGGCTCGGAGCGCGCGATACGTTCGGCGTCGATGGCGAGCCGGCTGAAGTGATAGCCCCACTTCTCGTTCTGCTTGCCGCCCTTCGAGTGGAGCGACTGGCCGTTCTGGAACCGCTTGATCTGGCCGTCGGCGTAGCCCATGTACTGCCGCACGGAGCGCCGCGACAGGAATCGACTGCCGAGCGACATCAGGGTCGCGAAGTCGGGGGACGCCCAGAAGAGCCGGTCGGTGAAGAGCGTCTCGAGCGCAGCAGCGCCGCCCTTCATGAGGAGTCGACAGAACTTCCCGATCTCGTGCGCTTCGAGGTCGAACGGGGCGCCGTTGGCGGCGGTCCAGACCACGTCCTCGCGGACCGGGGCGAGCCCGAGGATCTCGTGCGTCGGGAGTTGGTAGACGGCGAGCATGTCGAGGTCGGACGAGTCGTGAGCGCAGTTGTGCGAGTAGCTTCCCCAGACCTTGACGAACAAGGGGCGGCCCGGCAGGCCGTCCCACCGGACGAGCCCGTCGACACGGCTCTGGAGATCCTCAGGCGACAGCATGACCACGGCTCCTCCTCTTCCGCGCGGCGTAGTGCCGCATCCTCCGGCAGGCTCGGCAGAACCGCTCGACGTGGCCGGCGCGGTCCTGGTAACGGTACAGGTTCTCGCCGGCGAGGCGATGCCCGCGCTTGCAGACCGACTTTTCGCGGGCGTGCATCAGGCGACCGCCACGAGCTCGGCGCAGCGCGACTCGATGGCCGAATAGACTCGGTCGATCAGAAGGTCCGCGAAGTCGACGGAGAAGTTCATCTCGACGTCGGAGACCGTCGCGACAGTCTCGGTCGGGAAACCTCGTAGCCGGAAGCGGACGAAGAAGCGGTCGCAGCGATCGCGCGGATCGGCGAGGCGATGGACCTCGAGGATCTCGATCCCCGATCCGCCGCAGACGGAAAGCATTACCTCTCGGAGCGCCGGGTCCGGAGCCCGCTCGAGGCGGAGAAGCTCTCGTTCCATCGCCTCGGCTATCGGCCACGACCGTCGAGCCTCCTCGGCTGCGTCAGCGGCGGCGTGGCGCCGTTCGTAGTCGGAGCGGCTCACGGCTCGACCATCGACTCGAGCTTGTCGGCGCAGAGCTGAGAGCAGAAGATCTGGCCCTTCGCGACGTAGATCTTCATGCCGTTCACGGATAATCCCTCCCACGGATCGGACGAGGACCGAGGTCCGTGGCCGGGATCGGGTCCCCGCCGCCGCCTCGAGCTCGGATCTTCTCGGCGATCGACTTGGCCTCGCGGTCCCACGTCCGCACCAGCCGCCTCCGCTCCTCGATCTCCGCCTTCCACCGCGCACGGTCGCGGCGCTTGCAGGCGATGAACGCGAGCAGGGTGACGACGCTGGCGGTTGCGTAGAAGGTCATGGCAGTTCGCCGAGCGCGCGGAGATTGCGACACGAAAAGCAAGCGTCCCAATACGTCGCGCCTGGGTGCCTAGGCAGTTCGTGTCCGTTCCTCAGATCCGGCACCACCTTCTCGTCGAGCGCGCGGAGGATGTCGGCGGCTTCGCGCAAGTAGGCGCTTTGCGATCCGCCGAGCACGTTCGCCGCTGCCTTGCAGACTTCCACCAATTCCTTCAGCGTCGCCCGATTCGGCTTCGCCTCCTGCTCGGCGAGCTTGTCACGCGCTGCTTGTAGAAGCGTCTGGTACTCGCTCGATTCGATGCGGACGTATATCAGCCCGGCGTCGATGTTGAACAAGCGGCGGCTGTCGTCCACCGCGCGCAGAAGTGCCGCGCGTTCTTCCTGTCTGAGCTCCTCTCCTGTTTTCACTTTGCCTTCCTCCTTGTGCGTTTGCGGATCGATTCGATGGTCACGAGAACGCGGAACGATCGCGCTTCCTGCGGGTGCGCCGAGAGCCGCGTGTACGGGAACCACGACCTCGCGCCTTTCTCGTCGAGCGTCAGCCACGCCTTGCCTTCCCAGTAATACGGCTTCGGCGGCTTGGGTTTCACGGCTTTTCCTCGCATACGTCCTCGATGAACCGAAGGGCCATCGCGGCGATCTGGACGGCCTCTCGCCTCATCTTCTCGATGCTGCATGTCTTCTGGTTATTCTTCACTTCGTCCCAAAGTTCGTCAACCTCTTCGAGCAGCACCGCGTAGCCTTCGTGGGCTGAGTTGAACGCTGCGAACTTCGTGGTCGCAGATTCAAGTTCCGCAACGACTTCTGAAACGAGATCGTCCCTTGTGTTCACGGTGTCTTTCCTCCTCGCGCGCGGATCTTGGCGTGCCAGTTGGCCATTGCTGCGGCAGCCGTGATCGTGTGGTGCATCGCCTTCTCGTGATCTCCGGCCTTGGCCGAATGGAGCGCCTTGCCGGCGAGGTAGCCAAATAGCCAGAACCATTCCTCGTCCGTCTTCTCGGCGTCGTGCTGATCGCCCCACCGCTCGCGTTGGTGTGCAGCCTCGCGAAGTACGCCGGTCGCGAAGTCGTTGATCTCGGGCGTGTTCAGTTTCGTCCGCTCCGCCTCGATCGCGGCGAGTATGCGCTCGCGCAGTTCTTCGTAGCGTCGAACCGAATCTGCTCCAGGCGCGAACGCTGCGACGAGAGCGCCGTGGAGTTCGAATGGGAGCGCGGTCATGTTTTCTCCGGTGCGGCGAGGGCGTCGTCAAATGCGTCATCTGCGTCATCGGCTGCTTTGAAAATTGTTTTTTCGTCGGCCGTCGGCTCCATCTTTTCATAGTTAAATCCGGTTGATGGAATTGCCTCCATCGTCTTACGGGCAAACCTTGCCGCCGATCTCCTTGTTAACGCCGCCGTTTCCAATGCAGTCAGCGCGTCGATCCGGGCGAGGAGGAGTTCTGCCTCTCCTCGGGCAAGTGTGACAAGGTGGATCTGATACGACTCCCGCAGCCTCGCAATCACGTCGGAGGAGGTCGTCATGCGTGTCCCCATGCATATCTAACGATCCGCACCACAAGGTAGACCATCGCAAGCGTGAGAGCCACGGACCCGAGTATCCCGACAATCCAGATTGCGATGAACTGCCACGGCTTGATGTTCAATGGATTCAAGTGCCATCTCCTTTCAAGATCCGCACCGCGTCGGCGGCTGTCCTGTAGTTTTCTCGATCTACGCTGAGCTTGGAAGCGCTCGCCATCTCCTCCAGCTTCGCGGCGGCTGCGGCGATCGCGGCATTCCAAGCGGCCTGAGCAACGAGTTCCTGCGAGTGGTCAGCGGGGCTGTGGTTGCCCCAATAGGCTCGGAACGCCTACCGGATCTTGTCAGGCATCTTTCTTCCTCCGATGAATCGCCTCGCGCACGCGCTGGATCTCGCGAAGCTGCTCGTTGCCGTCCACGTTCTTCACGAAGCGGTAGGCATCATGAAGGATCGCCGCGAGTGCCTGCATCCCGCGCGTGGACATGGGCTTGCCGCCTCGCACGCGAATCTCGCTGCCATCGGGCATCTTGTAGATGCGGCGCTTGTCACTCACGGCTTCTTCTCCGGGTGCGCGGCGGCGAGGTAGGCGCTGCGGGCCATGCAGGTTCGTTGCAGATCCTCGTCAGCTTCAAGCGCCTCGACGTATTCCAACGCGAGGGCTCCTAGGTCTAAAGCGTCGCAGCCCTCTTGGTAAATGTCCTGCTCGACGTAATCGGAAGGATCGTATGCGCGAAGTGACAACGAGCGCAGTTTCACCGCCGCCAGCTTCGGGTCGAGGCTCATGGCTTCCTCGCTCTCATGGCTTCGACCTTCTCCACAATCGCGTCGTAGGCGTCGATGCCTCGGAAGTCGTACCACAGCATCGTGGTAACGCTGTCCAGCGCCTCGTCGCGGGCGGCGGCGATGGCCTTCACGAAGTCATCCGCTTCCTTGGTCGGATAGCCTTGGATCCACTCAGGACCGGCGTGGCAGCGAAGGCACTTCAGGTCGATGCTCATGCCGTGTCTCCTGACGCTGGCGACGGGGGCGGGGAGGTAACGCGAAGCAGTCGCTTGCCGATCCATTCCGTGTAGGCTGGCGGGATCGCCTGGGACAATTGGGCGGCGGTCATCCATTCAATCCCCATCGCCTCTTTCCAATCATCGAGGCTGGCCAGTGTCTTTCCGCTGCGGTTGCTTGAGCCGCCTGGGTGGCCCCACACGCCAACAGTTGCCAGTTCTTTGTGATGCGCGCATGGCGGACCGATGACGGCGAAGCTCGTTTCGAATCGGCGGTGCCTACGCAGCCTGAGTCCGAACATGGATCCGCACAGGCGGGTCGCGGCCTTATTCAGCGGGGCACCTTCGACGTTCTCGATGACGTATGGCTTGCCGAGCCTCTTCAAGAGCGCGCGCGTCGCAGCCACGAGGTCTGGGTGCGATTCGCGGGCGTTCTTCGGCGTGAGCGTGCAGTAGCGTTGGCAGGGCGGGCTCGCGTGGATCGCGTCGAACCTGTATCCGTGCTCGCGCAGGAACTCGAGCGCGTCGCATTGGTGAAACTTAAACGGGTAGCGCCGTTGCTGCTTGAGATCGACTCCGACGACATCGAATCCGGCGCGCGAGTAGCCCATTGCCGCGCCGCCTGCGCCGCAAAACAGGTCGAGGAGTCGTGGCCTCGCGGCATCACCAGGAACGCCCACGCCGCAACCACGGCGAGCGCGCAGAGGAAGAGGTTAAAGAGAACGACTCGCCCGCCCGTGCCGCCCGGTTCCGCACCGAAGAGTGAGGGCCTCGCGTTGCCGCGTGCGACCTCTTGCCGAGCGGAGGCTTCGATCGCCCACGGGCACCGAAGCGCGCTCGACACTCTCCGGCCGACCCCTGACAGGGGACTTTCGGGGCCGTTTGAAACGGATTGCAGCGCCGTCGCGCCGAACCTCGGATGACCGTCGCCATCCAGGCGAGGAGCGCGAGCGGGCGAGTCGATTTGGTTCATTTCGGTTCTTTACCCACCGATGATGACCGCGATCAGCAGGACGAGGCACCCGAGGATCGCCCCGAACAGGAGGTTCGGCCAGATCGGCTCGGGACGCGACGCGAGCGTGACGAAGCGCGGTCGGTTCATCGGAAGACTCCAAGGATCGCCAGGACGTAGACGACGAGGATCACGAACGCGAGCGTGAAGAGGAGCGCCGCGATGCTCTTCGCGGTCCATGACACGACGCCGAAGACGAGCGAGACGTAGGCGCCCCAGAGCGTTCGGCGACGGATCATGTTCGCTCCTTTCAGCACGAGCACGAGAAGTGCTGCGGGCGATTCGTCATCTTCTTACCGGTGACGATCTCGACATGGACCCAGAACTCCGGAGGAATCTCTCCGCTCGCGCCGCGTCCCTCGAAGTGAAGGTACTCGTCGAGTTCTCCGTCGTCCTGGCTCTCGACCGCAGCGGCAAGCACCGCTTCGTAGCCGGGGCATTCCGAGCGATCGACGAAGTCGCGCAGCCACTTCTCGGACGCTTCCTTGTTGGCGGCAGTTGTGGGAGTAGCGCCAGCGATCGGCTCATCCGGAAAGGCCGGATGCGTCCAGACATGGCGGAGGCTTCGGACCTGCCGCGGGTACATCACGAACCAGAATCGTTGCCCGCGCTCAACAGGTTTCGGCAGGAACGGATCGACGATTCCAAGTCCGGCGCCGACCACGGTAGGACTCGCCACGCCATTCTCGATGGTGATGTGATCGCCTGGATGGAGCCGCTCGCCGGCGACGACCGGCTCGACCGCGAGATGGATCGCATCGCGCTTCTGCGTCGCGTCGATAATCGTGCCGAGAGTCTCGAGCGCGTCGGTCGAGACGGACCTCTTGTCGCCGGTGTTGTCGGTGCTCATGACTTCTCTTTCTTCGCGAACGTCGCCTCGATCCAGTCGAAGGCGGCGCTGAGTCGGCCGACGTAGAAGTCGACCTCGTTCGGGACGTGCTGTTCCGCGAGTTCTCTGTTTCGTTGACGCCAGTCCTCGAGGCTATGGCGCTCGCACCCGAACGCGATCGAGAGCTTCGGCTTGCACGTCGCGGTCAGATAGAACCTGCCGATGAAGGCGACCAGGATGTCGGAGTTCGTCTCGACGCTCGCCCCTTCGCCGACGCTCGCCCTCGAGCCGACGCGCGCCCCTTCGCCGACGCTCGCCCCTTCGCCGACGCGCG